CATAGCCTACCGTTACAATAAAGCCGAAAATGTAATCTATTCAAGTGCGCCAGGGTTTGGCGATTTTATCTTGCGCACTATGGACAACCCAGAGCGAATTGTTGGGTATGAGACTTACACTGCGCACGCCGACGAGCTGGACACGCTGAAAACTGAGCACGCTCGCACGGCATGGAACCAGATAATAGCCCGTAACCGGCAGCAGCCAATAACGATCAAAGAGCCTTACAACCAGGCGAGCGCGTACACTACACCGGAAGGTTTCAAATTCTGCCATGAGCGGTGGGTATCAAAGAAAACTTCGTCCTATGAAATGATTCAAGCAGCGACCTACAGCAATCCTTACTTGCCAGCCGATTACATTGACAGTTTGCGAGAATCTTACCCGGCTGCACTTATCGATGCCTACATTGAAGGCCGGTTCGTTAACCTGACGAGCGGGACAATATACAACGCATATGACAGGGCAAGGTGCCGGAGTGCTGAGGCGATCAAGGAGCAAGAACCTCTATTTATCGGCCAGGACTTCAACGTCGGGGCCATGGCCTCAACGGTCTATGTGAAGCGCCCTAATGGTTGGCATGCAGTCGATGAGCTGACGGGCATCTACGATACGCCTGATCTGGTGAAGGTGGTTAATGAACGCTATGACGGGCACATTATATACATCTACCCTGACGCCAGCGGATCTAGCCGAAAGACAATCAACGCATCAACCTCAGATATTGCGCTGCTAGAGCAGGCGGGCTTCAGGGTCAGGGCGAACAAAAAGAACCCGATGGTCAAGGATCGAATACTGTCCGTTAACGCTGCCCTTGAGTCTGGAAAGCTATGGGTTAACGATTCCAAGTGCCCGAGCGTGGTTTCCTGCCTTGAGCAGCAGGCATACGACAAGAACGGCGAGCCCGATAAGCAGTCAGGCTTCGACCATCAGAACGACGCCACTGGCTACCCTATTGCGTATGAGATGCCAGTTAGAAAACCTCTGTCCGACTTCAAAATTACGTTTGCCCATTAAAGTGCGGTATCATGAACTCATATATTTATCAAAGGCTGGCCTAGATGAGCGTCACTAACCTAAATCCAGAATATCAGGCAGTTGTTGACGATTGGCTGCTTGTTAACGATTGCGTAAACGGTGAGCGGAAGGTTAAAAGCAAAAAGCAGAGATACCTACCGAAGCCCAACGCTGGTGATAAGTCACAGGAAAACGAAGACCGATACACCAGCTACATGGCCCGCGCTCAATTCGTAAACTTCACGGCAAGAACCAAGCGGGCGCTGGTTGGCTCAGTATTCCGTAAGAAGCCCATTGTCGAGCTACCTAATGCGCTTGAATATCTGCGAGAAGACGCAAGCCGAAGCGGAATTAAGCTGGACAATCTGATCAAGCTATCGGTCGGCAGCGTGCTGGAGAATGGCCGCGCCGGGCTGCTGGCAGACTATCCGCAAGCCGAGGAAGGTCTGACGCTTGCCGAGACTATGCGAAACCGCGCCTATGTTATCCACTACAGCGCAACCAAAATCATCAACTGGCACGTAAACCAGGGCGGAGTACTGGATCTTGTCGTGTTGCAGGAACAGGAAGAAGTGCAGCAAGGCACGGCGTTCAACTATGTGATCGAGCCTCGATACCGCGTATTGCTGCTACTGGATGGAGTGTATCAGCAGCACTATTACGATGAAGGCGGCGTCTTGGTATGGGCAGCCACCCCGACAGACTCAAAGGGCCAGCCCTTCTCAGAGATCCCTTGGTCATGGCTTGGCTCTGAAGACAATGACGAGAGCTTAGATGTTCCGCCGCTTCTGGACATTGCCAACATCAACGTCGGCCACTATCGGAACTCGGCAGATTACGAAGAGTCCAGTTTCCTGGCAGGCCAGCCGATGCTCCATATTGACATCGGTGAGACTAGCCCTGACCTTTGGAAAGAAGAGAATCCTAACGGCGTACTAGTAGGCTCGAAGCGCGGCATCATTACAAAGGGGGGCAAGATGGAGCTGGTTCAGGCAGAGCCTAACAACCTGCCTAACGAGGCCATGAAGCGCAAAGAAGAGCAGATGGTTGCCATCGGTGCGCGTATCATCCAGGACAGCACAGGCGTCGAAACAGCAGAAGCTGCACGAATCCGACACAGTGGCGAAACATCCGTGCTGATCAGCATTGTGGAGAACAACGAAGCGGGCTATGAACGCGTTCTTGGGTTCTGCGCCCGTTTCATGGGTGCCGACGAGGAAGCCATCGACGTTAGCCTGAACCGTGACTTCTTCGACAGCAAATTGACCCCGCAGGAAATCATGGCAATCATCCAGCTTGGCGACACGCAGCTAATCGCGCCGTCTGACCAGCGGACTATGATGCGCACCGGGCGGCTGGAACTGGACAGCGAGAGGACTGACGAGGATATTGACGCTGAAGTTGTGGACAAGCCGCCGCTATGAGCGCGCATCTTATGCAAGGCGACTGCCTTGAGCGTATGAAAGAGATACCAGATGGCTCAGTTGACATGGTGCTGGCTGATCCGAATCACGTTGAGCATACAATCATGGTGTATTTTGCTGTTGATATCAGTAAGTAAGTGGGATATGATGATATCATGAAAACCACAGAACAGATGATTTTATCAGCATATATTCCTTATGTAACCACGTTAAGAAGCGTGGCCAGAACATGCAGCACAGACCACCACAGGGTGAAGCGAGTTCTTGAAAAGAATGGAATAGTAATCGTCAAGGGAAAGCTTGCGCCGTTTTCATCTCAGCACCGCGCCAAAATAGGAGCGGCAAGTAAGGGAAGAACTAGCTGGGCAAAAGGAAAGAAGGTGCCAAAATCAACCCTTTACAGAAATATGGCCACACACCTTCGCTTTGATGTTTCTGTGGGTTGGCTTTTGGCTTTTGACGATATTGAAAAACTAAAGTTCCTCAATCGCTCTGTGGGCAGAGGCGGAAGGTTTGATATAACAACCAAAGAGTATAAGGCATATATTGTCAAGTTTTACAACGACGCTCAGTTCAACCGCCTGTATGAGAAATGGTTAACCTCCGGGCAATGTAAAATGGAAAAGGCCAACCATAGATCATATTAACCCACGGGCTAACGGGGGGTGCAATAGGATAGAAAATTTACAGTTTTTAACTTGGCTCGAGAACAGAGCTAAGTGTGATATGAGCCAGCAAGACTGGGATAGCGTAAAAGCAAATATTAAGGACTATTTAATATGAACAACAAGGGAGACTTGGGTCTGCCTGGATTTGATTTGCATTTGGGTGACTGCCTAGATGTGATGAAAAGTATCCCCGATGGTTCGGTGGATATGATCCTTGCAGACCCTCCGTAACTTTACGGAACCACGGCCTGCAAATGGGATGCCGTAATTGACTTGCCTTTGATGTGGGGAGCAGTTGAAGCGGGGTTATTAAGCCTAATGGGGCGATTGTGATGACTGCCAGCCAGCCGTTTACTTCAGCGCTGGTGATGAGCAATCCGAAGATGTTTAAGTATTGCTGGGTTTGGGATAAGAGGGCGGCAGGAAATCACGGCTTGGCTAAACATCAACCTATGAAGGTTCACGAAGATGTTGTGGTGTTTTCACAGAACACGCATTTATATCTTCCCATAATGACAAAAGGAAAATCCCGTAAAAAGGGCGGTTACGGTTTAGGAAACAGTATCGCAACGGGAATGAAAGAGATATCGCCAAGGCTTTGCGATGATTATTATCCCAAGTCTATTTTGGAAATTACGAACGCGGGAAGGAGCGGCAAGGTCCACCCCACGCAAAAACCCGTAGCTCTAATGGAGTACCTGATCCGCACCTACACCCACGAAGGCGAGACGGTGCTGGACCCCTTCATGGGAAGCGGAACAACCGGCGTAGCAGCAAAAAACACTGGCCGCAAGTTTATCGGCATAGAGCTAGACAAAGAATACTTCAAGATAGCTGCGAGGCGCATCCATGAAGCGTGAAGTAAGCGCCCCCAAAGGCGCAACTATCAAAGCGCCCGAGCCGCCCAAGTCAGAGATCCGCCAGTTCGGTAACGCCATTGAGTACATGGTAGACCAGATGGCACAGCGCTGGCGGACGCAGATATTCAGCGAGTTGAATCAGGATACGGTTGCCAAGTTCGCGGACTCAGTAGCCATGCAAGACGCCAAGCAATCCGGTAACTTTGCCAAAGTGTTTCTAGCCATGGCGGCACGTGTACAGCGCAAGCTATTAAAGCAGTTCGACGGCAAGCGTCTTGACAAGATGACCAACAAGTACACCGGCAAGGTCAACCGGCGCAACCAGTCAGAGTTTTACCGGCGCGTGTCTGCAAGCGTGGGGATTAGCCGTGAGGAACTAGAGGCCACCGAAGGGCTGACCTTCCAGATCAACGCCTTCCAAGCCGAAACCCAGCAGTGGGTAAAGAAGATGCGCGACGATACGTTGCAGATGTGGACGAGTAACACGCTGAGGCAGATGGCAGAGGGCAAGGGCTTGCCGGAGATATTAAGCCAGTTCGACGGCATGGTAGAGAAGCGTCGGGGGCATGCTAAAATGGTTGCACGTACTCAGATTGCTACGTTCAACAGTTTGACCAGCAAGGCGCGGGCGCAGAACTTGGGGATCACTAAGGCGCGGTGGGTCACGTCCGCAGATGAGCGCGTAAGGCCCAGCCACTCTAGCCGTAACGGCAAAGAGTTTGTTTTGTCAGAAGGTCTTTATGATTCAGGAGACGGCAAGACGCTATTGCCTGGCACCGACTACCAATGCCGCTGCGACTATGAGCTAATTATTCCCGAGATGGAGCAATAACCGCACCAATTTGACACCGGCACGCCATAACATTACTATTACACAAACATGCCAGAAGGCTAAGAAATGCCCGAAACAATCCGTAAACAGTTTGCTGATTTGGCTGTCTATTCAGAGACGGCTAGGACGGCTGTGTCTGTGCGCGATGGCGTGCTTGAATACTTGGGCGCAGAGCTGGGCCTTGAGCCGCTGGACAAGGTGTTCACTGTCTATCGCTCGCCAGCCACTATTGCCAACGCTGCTTACACCATGGCGGGCATCCCGCTAACAGATGAGCATGTCAGCATGGAAGGCCCGGCGCTGGAGTCAGGCAGCCGTGTAGAGTCCTCTGTCGTCATTGACCAGCTAGACGAGTCAACGCACTCACGCCTTGCCGTGCAGAATAAGCTCGCTGTAAACGACGCGCTGCAACTGCTACTGAAAGACAAGCGACAACTGTCCCTTGGCTATGAAGCCGACCTGGTTCCCCATAGCCGTTGGGATTTTGAGCAGATCAACATCGTACCCCATCATCTTGCAGCTGTACCCGTTGGCCGTTGCGGCCCTTTGTGCAGCTTCATCGACCGCAAACCCGATACACCCGTAAAGCCCCAGGAGGGCGACACCATGAAGCCGAAGAAGTTAATCAAGGCGTTTAACGACGCTGAAGGTTCGGTGAGCCTGGAACAGATCGTAGAAATTGCGACTGGTCTACCCGAGGCTATCCGTAAAGTTCCAGTTGACCAGCTAGTCAAGCTCATGCCAGCCATGCAGGAGATCATGTCTTACGCTAAAGAGCAGGGCGCTATGCCTGCCGAAGAAGACGCCGACATGATGGACGAAGAAAAGACTGAAGGCGACGAAGAAAAGGACATGCTGGACGAGGAAAAAGAAGGCGAGAAAGAAAACTTCGCTGACTCTTCCAAGTTCAAAGACGCCGTGGCCAGTGCTGTTAAAGGCGAAGTTAAGCGTTACGCCGGAGTGGTCAATAAGGCCCGCAACTTCGTCGATGCAGAGTACGACTTCGCAGGCAAGACCGCCAACGCCGTTATGCGTGACGCACTGGCAACGCAGAGCACCGACAAGTTTGAAGACGCTGAACTGTCTGTCGCGTTCAAGTTGCTGCGCAAGGCGAACACCGACTATTCAACCTTTGGCGACACCAAGGCAGACACCGGCCTAATGTCTCGAATTTCCGAAACTCTGGGGGAGAAATAACCCATGGCTTTTAACAACACAGTATTGCAAGACAACCCGGATCTCGGCGCGGGCGAGGTCATCACAGCCAGCCCTTACAACGTATCGGCTTTCGAGCTGTTTGAAGATGGTCTAGTAGAAGGCCGCTTTGCTATGTACGCCGCCGGCCAGATTGACAACATGGATGGGGCAACCACTCCGGTTGTTGCGGGCATCGTTCGCCGCAAGATCACTGGCGAGATTGGAACCGGCGTCTATAGCACCAGCGGCCAAGCTATTGACCAAGTTGCCGAGATGATCAACTTTGGCTTTGCCACCGTCACCGTAACCGACGCCGCAGCACCGTCCAAGTATGACGCGGTGCAGTATATCAACGACGCGACCGCCGACGCTGGCAAGGCTACTGAGGCTGCCGTTGTGACGGGCATTGTGAGCGCTGGTGATGTGGTATTCTGGGAACAGAAAGCCGCTGGCGTTTGGCTCGTTCGCATCAATAAGTTTTTGTAAAGGGGATTGATAAATGAACAAACCTAATATTAAGCGAGTGCAATCCCTATACGGGATCAAATCTTTCGACGCTGCCGCCGAGTACGCGAAGAAGAACTTCAAGGACGAAGGCGGCATCATTCTTGCTAGGAACTTGGAGCACGTTAAGCGCCGAGATCTTTTACCCCAAGAATTTTGCGGGCCTGACATTCCTAAATCAAGGTATCATTGTCAACAACGAAGGCGGCTACGCTACTTCGATTCGTAAATTGAAGCTGAAAACTGTTGGCGGGTTCCGTGAGTCTGGCACCAACACCAACACCACCGGAAAGATCACTCTTGAAGGCGAAGACGACAGCATCCCGGTGTTCACCAAAGAAGCCGAGTCTGATTGGTCCGAGATTGAACTGAAGCAAGCAGAGCTTGAGAACATCAACCTGCCGAGCCGGTTCTTTGAAGGTCACGCTGAACTGTACAACCGCGAGATTGACGACATCGGCTATATCGGCCAGGTGCGTACCGACGGCAGTCAGAAGACCACCGGCCTGCTGAACTATGGCTTTGCCGACGACGCGGCAGTCAAGACAGCAGCCGCATCGACTGGCGCTGAGTTGTACGAAGAGATTGCACAGCTGATCACTAGCCAATGGGCGGGCGTGCTGAACGTTGATACGTACATGGCCGACCGTG